CCAGCAAGGCCACCGAAGATTGAGGAACCCGCCTTAGCGCCAAGGGCTAGTGTGACCGGATCACCCATCAGACCTGAACCTCCTGAGTGATGGCGAGGACGTGGAACGGTCCCGGAATGTGCTTGATGAACTCAAGTTCCGGGTGATCCCGATTGCCGAAAACGTTGAATTTGTACAATTTCGTCTTTTCTGTTGGGGGAAGCGCCACGTCGTCGCCCGCCTGATAAGCGTCGATCGTCTTGACGGTCCGGTTCGCGCGACACTGAAAGCTGATCGTGTCCAAGACCGAGACGGACCCACGAATGAGGCGGACCTTCAGCATGCCGGCGCGCTCGCTCTGGATATTCTCGACCGGCCAAGGCTGCACTTTCGAGTCGAAGTGAAAACCGACCTGACTGTTCAAGAGGAGGTTGCCGTTGTCGGCGACGACACCAGCGGCGCTGACTGAGGTCTGACCGCCGTACCAGCCATTCCCCCAGATATGCACCGTCTCGCCCGCAAGGTGCGATACCTGGGCGGGGTTGTAGAGCGCCGCGCAGTCCAGCGCCGCATCCTCTGAAAACTCCTCGAGCGTCCGGGTCATGACGCCGCCGATCACGCGGTCAACGATGGCCCAATAGCCTCCGAAGATGGGCGCTACGTTTACAAAGGCCCCATTCGTCTCCCATGGCACGAAGCCGACGGTTTCCTGCCCGAACTCCTGAAGCCAAGAGACGACGGCGATGGTGCCGTCGCCGTTCACGACGAATAGGTATTTGTCGGGCGAGTTCGAGTAGATCGGCGGGCCACAGAGTTTCTTTGGGGTTTTGACGAGGTTCGAGTGGAAGTTCGAGATCGGGCGGACGCTCCATTTCAGGTAAATGTTGCCGTCTAGGAGTGCCGCCGAAACCGTCTCCCCAGATCCTTCAACGAAGACGACGCCATCGTCGACACGCACCGGACGCACTGAATTGGCCGCCCGGTTGTCGAAGGCCACGGCAGCGAACGTAGAGGGGGTCAGGATGCCCTTGTCGCGAAGGGGTACGTAGTACAGGCCCCGGTCAGAGAACAGCAGCAGGTCGCCCGCGTTGATGATGTGGAGAAAGCGCGGAGAGTTTTCACCGACCTGACGGGTGATGGCGTCATCATCGTCGGCGCCGACTTCAAAGTCGGTGATATCTCGCGCTGAGGACAGGGCGACAAGATCAGGAACGAGCGGGAAGTCGACAAGGGCAAGGCGACCGTTGGCCGAAGCGCCCGCCCGAGGATACCCACGAAGCGGCGACATGAGCGGTTCATCCCAGATCGGGGACGTGAGAGGAGAAATGCCGGTCTTTACCGTCACCTTGGAGGAACCAGTCGGACCAGCAAGGTATTCGTTCACGTCAGGACCGTCGAAGAACTCGATCGTCACGATGGACAGAACGTTGCCTGCGATGGCCGTCACAAGACCTTGGAAGTTCGTATCCTTGCCGACCACGGCATCCCCGACCCTGAAGCTGGCCGATGAAGTCACGGTCACATCGTAGGAAGGCGGGAGCCGCGAAATGACATTGCCGTTTACGACTGTCGCGGACGTGTAGCTGGTGATCTGGATTTCACGCCCACCATACCGGACCCGCTGGCCGACATATGCTGGCGTCCACAGTGCTGCGGAAGCGGTCAGGGTGATCGCGCCAGTAACGGCAGAAGGGCGGATCGTGACGTCCGTCCGGTATGCCCAATATGGCTGCGCCAGTTCGCCGCCAGCAATGGTTTGAAAAACCCAAGGGGTGAGAGACCATGTGCCTGCGGTGTAGGTCAGGACGTACAGGAACGTTTCCGCACCGATCACCGTGCGCTCGCGGAAGGATTCAACCCACACGCCAGAGGCGTCGGACCACGGAACAGAGGCGAATGTCTGCACAACGTTGGCGTTGGAGTCGATGATATCGAGCGACGTGTCCTTCACGATGAGGCCAAAGACTAGTCCAGTCGCGGGGCGGATTTCGATCACGTCTTCGGCGGTGCCAAGGTTCGATCGGTAGAACAGCCCCGCCCTGCCCTTTGGCGTGCGAGAGGACGTGACACGGATATTCAACCCGCCACGCATGGACTTCTGCCGGGCTTCGAGATCGTCGCCTTCGAGAAAGTCTTCGTTCAGAACCCCGAGTGAGAAGTCCCGCTGAGTGATCGCTTGCTTCCGTCTAGCCACGGCGGAACCGGGCAGTGGCAATCTGCCCCCTCATAAACGGCGAAGTGGCAGATCGGGACTTGGACGAGATGGTGCGGGCACGCTCGAAATGGACTTCGGCCTGCATCTCCATTCGTGCGGCCGAGGTTTCTTCCTCTTTCAGAGCCCGGAGGATCAGCGCTTCAAGTTTCATCTGGACGCCGCGGCTGAAATTGGCGCTCCACAGATCCTCTTGGGCAACGATCACTCCCTCGACGAAGACGCCGCTGTCATGGTCGACGTAGACCGCCGCGCCATCCTGGGTCCAGTCGATGTAGTCGCGGACGCCGGCGGTGTCTTCGGTCCAGAGTTCGCGCACATGCAGGATGGTCAGGGGGAGCGTGTAGCCATCTTCATAGCCGAACTTCCCGTCGATCCGGCTCAGAAGGCTGAATTGCTGCTTGGTGAACTGATAGGCACCATCTTCGAGTTCCGCCTCGACGATCAGCGGCCAGTTGCGGGACAGGAGTTCCCACTCGTCAGACCCGTCATTCGTATCAATCGGATACTGCCCCTGAGCGACAAGGGCAGCGTTGATGATCTGCAACATGGAAAAAGATGAAGCCATGCCGGGGACACTGGCACGGGCGAATATCCCGTCTAATGCACAAGGGGCGGCCGAAGCCGCCCCTTGCTAAACCCCAAGCCTCTCAGGAGGACTTGCTCGCCGGGGGTTATTCGTCATCTTCGTCGGGCGTCTCGTCCACCTCGACGTCGATTTCCCTCATCCGCGACTTGACGATGGTGATCATGTCAGTGCGCTTCATCTTCTTCTCGGTCTTGATGCCGAGCGTCACCATTGCGAGCTTCAGCTCGTCGTTACTCATGTCGTCCACGCTACGCGGGATCGGCACTTCGACCGCAGCCTGATCCGTCAGGATTTCGTACATGCCGCCAGAGTTCCTGATGTTCTCCATTGCGGTCACGTAGTCATAGTCCTTTGGGCCAGCGCGCTTGGCGGCCGAATAAGCCGCCTCCTGCTCTGCATTCTCAGGCTTGTAACCCTTGGCGGCTGCGAGCTTGACCATCGTGGGCATTAGCAAATCTCCTTGGAGAGGTTGGCGTTGAAGGCGATGGACGGTGCCGTACCAGCAACGTCCAGATAGACGTCGACATAGCGGTAGCGGGTCCGGTTCTTTTCGGTGCGGAACGGAACCACGAAGCGGTCGCCAGCGGCACCGTCGCGGGTTTCCTGAGAGCCGGTAAGCTGCGAGGCTTTCCCGGTCCAGAACTGACCAAGCACTTCACCATCGGAACGGTCGGCTACGTTCGAGCCGATGATGTAGAACTTGTAGGTTTCGCCGGTTGCGCCGTTGGTGACGATGCTTTCGACATTGAGGACCAGAACCATGTCGCTTGCGGTAGCGGCCTGTTGGTCATGCTGCGTACCGACATAGCCGTCCGACGTGAGGGCGGCTTGGCCGGGTGCGCGCTTGATGAGGCCGGTCGCGGCGTCAAGCGCATAGGCGCGATTGAAGGTCATTGCAGTTTCTCCTTATTTCACGATTGCGGCGTTGGTGATCGAGGTCAGCCGCGTTGCCGCATAGGCGCCTTCAAGGCACAGGCCATTGTCGTGCTCGACGTTCGTGCGGTAGAGGACGCCAGCTTCGGTCAGGCCGATATCGGTCACTTCCATCGGGGAGGTTTCAAGGCCGCAAAGCCCTTCCTCGCTGAAGTTGATGGTGTAGATCGACGCGGTGACTGCCGAGCCGCCGCCGTAGGCCACTTCGTTGAAGGGCAGGAACGCACCAAACGGGGTGAGTTCATAGCCGACAAAGAGCGGGATCCCGCGGTAGCGCTCGACACGGTGGCCCATGTCTTCCTTGTCGTTGGTGTACAGACCGGACACGCCGGCGTCACGAACGGCAGCAGGGAAGCGCGAGCGAAGAACGCGCGGCAGAAGGATCGCGTTCGTGCCGTTGTTGTTGTCGATCGCCAGGTCGAGCATGGTCAGCGACAGAGCGCCACCGCCAGAGGCAGTCGAGTTGGCGATCACGCGGCTTTCGTAGTTGGAGCCGTCAACGGAGGTGGCGCCCGAACCGACGGCGCGGAGACGCTGCTTGACGCCGGTAAATTCACGCGGCTGCGAAGCGTTGTCACCGTTGACGAAGGTGTCGGCCCATTTCTTGGCCTTCGCCTTGATCTGCATGTTTTCTTCCATCGACCGGCGCGAGGGGCCGAAGCGATTGATCAACACGCGGTCCACGTCGATGTTGCCAGCGAGCGGGAAGCACTGTTCGGTGAAGTCGTTGATGACGCCACGGCCTTCAGTCGGCGTTTCGTTGATGCCGCGGAACGCCATGTTCGTCGGCAGAGCACCTTCACGCTGATAGCCATAGCGACCACCGGGGGCGGTTTTGTAGGGCAGAATTCCCCAGAAGTCGACGGCTTCCGGGAAAAGTTCGATCACCGCCTGTTTCTTGACGTCGGTGAACGTCTTTGCATATTCAACAAGGGTATGCGGCATTTTCTAAGTCCTTATGCTCGTTAGGTTTTCGTCTGAGAGTTCGCGTAGTCCAGCTTCTGACGAGCGGTCATGCCGGAGGTTTCGGGTGTGCCGGGCTGCGGAGTCGGGGCGGTGTAGCCACCGGGCCTGAGAAGGGCTTCGAGCGCCTGCACGCCAGCGGCCGTCGTCGTCGCTGCCTTGAGGGCCGCGGCCTGCGCTGCCGGAAGTTTTGCGGAGATGGCGCGGTCGATTGCCGCCATGCGGGCGCTCTGCTGCGCCGGGGTGCCAAGGGATGCCATTTCCGCCTTGTTGGCGGCATAGGCTTGGGAGTATTTGGTCGCCTCGTAGCGAGCCAGGAGTTCAGATACCTTCGAGGCCGCCGCCGCAGGAGCGCCGATTTCCTTCAGGAAGGAACCAAGCTCGTTGTAGAGGGGGGCGATGGCCGGGTCGTCCGTTGCCAGCTTGACCGAGAAGCCTTCAGGAAGGTCGAGCCCTTCGAACTTCAGATCGGCGGGGATGGCGAAATCGTAGGCTTCAGGCACTTGGCCCATGCGTTCCGCGATCTGGGCGTCACGCGCCACCAAATCCTGATAGTGCGCAGTGAACTTCGCCGTGTCGGGCTTGCCGTCGGTGTGGAAGTCAGCCGGGATGAAGGAAAGGTCAGCGGCGGGTGCCGGATCAGGTGTTACCTGCGGTGCCGGGTCGCCGCCCGGTGCCGGGTCTGTGGGCGCTTGCCGTGTCAGCCTGTCGTGAAAGAAGTTGTTCAGTTTCATCGCTCAAGATCCTCCTAAGATCGAGCGGGATGAAACTCTGAGCGTTGATCGCTTCTAATGCACGGGGATCGGCCGTGATCGGAATATGACCTTTAAGGGTCGCTTTTTCCAGCAAATCCAAGAGGATAGCGCCATCAGGCGTCGAGAGTACTGAGCGCACCGCTGCCCGTACTTTGTCGGCCATCTTGGCGTCGAAACTGCGCAAGAAACTCATGTACTGGAGTATCGGACCCGGTTCACTGAGGCGGAGCGGCAGGGGCATTTTGTTCCTTTGCGATGACGGTGAGCTCGTCGCCGGAGGCTTTCACGATATTCTTGAAGGTGGCGACCGGATCGACGATCTGGCCGAGTTGGTCCTGGAACACGGAGAACCCCAGATCGAGGTTCGAGCGCGTCACCATCACCTTGTCCTGATTTTGCGCTTTCTGAAGCGGCGAGATCGGGGAGACCTTTACCGACATGCCGTTGTGGGTGATGGCGTCCGGCAGGATACCAAGCTGCACGCCAAGGAACTCGAAGCGCTGGATCAGGGGGAGTACGAACTCGGTCCACAGGGGAGCGGACGGTTTGCCGAGGCGTTGTTGCACCCGGCGCCGTTCGTCCAGCCATTGCGCTGCGGTCGGGGGCGTATCGCCGCGCTGGCGCGGGCCGTCCTGATAGAAAAGTCTCCGAAGTCGATCTTCGAAGCGATCCTGAGCGAACCAACCCTGATCAGTATTGATCTGACGATTCATCTCAAAAATCTGGTTGCGGTCGAAGTTCTTTCCAGCCGGAATAGCCGTACCAGCAACGATGCCGTTCTCAAGATCAAGCGCGCCATCGCTCGCATAGATGAGGGTTGGCAATATTGCTTGATCCATTCCAGTCATGACGATCTCGTCAACCTTGTCGAGTGACCGGATGTCGCGTAGCGCACGCCATCCCGCGCCCCTGCCCCACGGCTTTCCGGGCTGCGGATTGAAGCGGCCGACGAGGAGCGGACATGCCCCGGTAATCGGGCCGATGATCTGCTTTTCCGGGGTGACGAGGACACCATCGACCGTGGCCTCGCTCCTCCACATGGGGTTGCCGGGGTCTGACCAGTCCAACCAGAAACCCCAACAAACCTTCGCCGTTGCGCCCGGCTTATCCATCTTCGACTTTATCCGGGGATCGGACAGGTCGCCTTCTGGGAACAGAAGTTTCAGCGTCTCTGCGGAGACGGTCTTCTCACGGAAGCGATCAAGATAGCCTCGATGGCCTGGAGTGATCAGAAGCTCATGAGCTGGCACGACTTCGCAGTGAATTGGCTGAGCAATATGATTTGCCTCGACCCACAGACCGGGCGTACCATGCGACGCCGCCTCGAAGCCCCACTGAGGGGCAATGTCGTTGTAGTTCGAGGGTGATATCAGCTTGTTGAACATAGTGTCTTCGCGCGCCTGAGCGAGCGCCAGAACTGTGTCAGCAATGTCTTCCGGGATTTCCTCGATCACTTCGTAGGATGCCCATCGGATTTCCGACGGGGTGAAGTACGTCACCAGATCACCAGCCAGATCGGCAGCCAATTCTTCCGGTAACGAGTTGTATGTGTCTGACGCATCATTGGTCGGGAAAGCGCTATTGCGAAAATCGAACTCGCGGCCCGGACAGCAAAACATCAAGACTTCTTCAATGTCTGGGCGAGCGATGTTTCGGAACCGCAGAGCGGCCGAGTATCGCGTCTGAAAATCCTTTGAAGGCTTTCTCACCGGTCACGCCCCATGCCGAGCGTCGGCTTCTTGACTGGCGGCGCGACGGGAACGGATGGTGCGGGCCGCCCTGGGGTGCCAAACATGGACAGGGCGCGAAGTCCATAGACCGCGCGAATGTCCGACGAAAGGCCCTTGGCTTGCTCCTGCGCTGCCTGATCTTGCTCAAGCTCAGAGAGGCGCCGTTCCCTCAGCCGCGCTGCCTTGTCCGCTGGATCCTCTTTGGGCGTTTTCATGGATTACCTCTGCTCCGATGGCGAGCAACTTCCTTCGGAGACCGCGCGGCGTAAATGCACGTAGGCCGACGATCTGGCCGACGACCGTTGCGCAGTTCATGGGAAAGTGCAGCGGGAACAGGGCTTTCCGCTCATTTGGCAGGCGGAAAATCACGTCGCAGATCGCGTGGCGGGCGTTCAGTTGGTCCATAACGTCGTCGTAGCGGTGTTCAACGATGATGATCGGGCCGGATGCCTGCGGGTCGAGGAACAGCCATGTGTCGTCTTCGGTGTAGCCCCAGATTTCGACATGACCGAACCAGCCTTGCGGATAGATTTTGCCCTGATAGTTGCGAAATGCGCCGTAGTGAAAGCCGACGAACCATTCAAGGATCACGTTTGCCTCCGTAGCGAGACGCGGTGCCGGAATGGCTTGGAGGCTTTTGGCTTGGGCTTTGATCCGATGATGATCTTGTCGCCTTCACCGCCACCGAGAAGCGCATTCTCGATCGCCTCGACGAT